GCGTCTGCGCTATCACCCGAGCCGCAACTTCGACAGCGTGTTCAAGGGCGAGGGCCAGATGCCCATCGATAAGGACGCGGTTGCCCAATTCATCGGATGGATGGGGGAACTCTGCATGACGAATCCGAAGTTTAATTGGAGATTGCGTGACTCTAATCCGGCGGCATAGCCCATTCAAGGCTTGAATGGTTGACGACGAGTCTCCGGTCTGGTGAAATCGGTCTGGTTAACCAAACCAGACCGGAGATTTGAAATGCGAAAATCAAAGATGCCCTCGAAAGAGGAGCTTGATGTTGTGCTGAAATACGACCCGGACACAGGAGACCTGACGTGGCGGGTCAGACCGGTAACGCTATTCAATGTCGGTAAGACAGCGAAGCGACCGCGCTCCGCTGAGCATGCTTGCAATCAATGGAATAGCCGGTGGGCCGGTAAGCCGGGATCAACATTAAAACCTGACGGCTACCGTTATGTGCATTTCAATTATCGAACGGATTTAGCGCATCGTGTCATATGGAAAATAATGACCGGCGAAGACCCGATCGAGATCGATCATATCGACGGCAAGCGCAGTAACAATAAATGGTCAAATCTGCGCAACGGCACGCGCACTGATAATTTTCGCAATCTCGCCTTGAAGCGAAATAATACGTCTGGGTATCACGGCGTGTCGTTCAGTAAACGTCAGCAAAAATGGATTGCTTCTATTTGGCTTGGGACATTCTACAGCAAAGAAGAAGCTATCGAGACCCGAAAGAAATACGAAGTTTTGTTAGGCTTCCACCCTAATCACGGAAAAAAGGCTGTAACTCAAGATAAGCCTGTCGGGCGAGACATCTCATTCAACAGCAAGAGCAGCGTAGCCGGTGTTACTTGGGATGCAGAAAGAGATTGTTGGCAGGCATGGATCAGCGCAAATGGGAAACAGAATTTTCTTGGTCGATTTCTGACTAAGGACGCGGCGATTTCTGCACGGAAGGATGCAGAAATAGAATATCGCGGACGTTCGACAGCGTAACAGAACTTGCGATCCGGTTTGTTGACGCGGGCTGGATCGAGAGAGGGGCGGGTGCCGGGCTGGTTAGCCTTCCGGTCACTTCGGCATCCGCCTTTTTAACAAACAGGAAGGGCAAACGAAAATGGTACCGAATGACAAAGGGGTGGTTGCGATCTTCCGCAACGGCACCGTGAAGAACAACGTCAAGTCTGCGGAAGCAGGGCGACCGATCTTCGACGACATGGAGCAGGTCGAGGTTCGCCATCCCGGTTCGCGCGACTACGGCGTCTACCCGGCGACTGACCGCTCGCACTGGGATGTCGATCCGGTCACCGGAGAGCAGACCCCCATCACTTACGCCGAGCGGTTCTCCAAGCAGTACCAGCAGTTCAAGGCGAGCCAGCAGCAGACCAAGTCGGGGACGCCGATCGACTACCTGCCGTTCCTGACCGAGGGAAAACGTGCCGAGCTGCGCGCGCTCAACATCTACACGGCGGAGGCACTGGCCATTGTCGATGGTGCGGAGCTGAAGAACCTTGGCCCCGGCGGGCGAGAGATGAAGAACAAGACCATCGAGTTTCTCGAAAGCAGCAACGAAACTGCGAGGATCACCAAGCTCGAGGCCGAGCTTGAGACGATCAGGCTGCGCAACGAAGTGCTTGAGGAAGACAACAAGCTGATGGCCAAAGACAGGCCGCCGAGCGAGTTCGACGGCATGTCTGACGCACAACTCAAGGAGCATGTCCGCTCGCTGACCGGTGTTTCTCCGAAGGGTAATCCGTCGCGCAAGACGCTGATCCGCATGGCGGAGGATCATAAGAGCAGCGTGGCAGCATGAGCCTACTTTCCGTAGTGCGGGACGTGTGCCTCGCTACTGGCATCAATCCGCCAGTGTCGATGTTTTCGCCATCGGTGCAGCCCCGTACGCAGGGTGAACTGCTGTCGCTGGCCAACGAGATGGCGCAGCGCATTGCCTACGACACCAGAGAGTGGGGACGGCTCAAGGTTGTGGGCACGTTTACCGGCGACGGCACGATCATTCCGCCGCCGCCGGACCCGACAGGCGTTCTTGTCGGCACGACCATGTTTGACCTCCCCGCCAACTTCAAGCGCATGCTGCTCACGGCAAACGTCTGGAGATCGTCAAACACGCAGACGCCGATGGTGTTCATCTCGGACGCCGACGAGTGGTTGAACCGGCGCGCGCGCGGCTGGATCAGCGGCCTGGGCGAGTGGACGATCCTGGGCGGGCAGATGCACATCTCGCCGGTCATGCCGGTGGGCGAGAACGCGACCTACGCCTACCTCGACAAGAACTGCATTGCGCTTGGCAGCGGCGGCACCGGCGATGCGTTCATGACCGACGCCGACACGTTCCTCTTGGGCGACCGCCTGTTGAAACTGGGCATGATCTGGCAGTGGAAGGCGAACAAGGGATCACCCTACGCCGAGGATATGGGCACCTACTCCGATGCGCTGACGATGGCGATGGGCAGTGATCAGCCAGCGCCGATCATTATCGGCAGCGGACGGCTGCGCGGCAATCAGGCTTATACGGGGGTTGCGCCGTGGCCTTTATAGCCGAACGCGCCCTCTACAACGTCGCGCTGCAAGGCCCGCCGGGGCCGCCGGGACCAACTGGCGCTGCTTCCATCGTGCCGGGACCGCCGGGGCCAACGGGTCCGCAAGGCCCGGCCTCAACGGTGCCGGGACCGCCGGGGCTGACAGGACCGCAAGGGCCGCCGGGACCAACAGGAACGCCGGGCGCAGACAGTACGATACCGGGACCGCAGGGACCGGCCGGAGCACCCGGTGCGACAGGACCACCGGGTGCGACAGGTGCAACCGGTCCTGCCGGTGCCGCCTCGAGCGTGCCGGGACCGACAGGTCCGCAGGGACCGGTCGGCGCAACTGGGCCAGCCGGTGCCGCGAGTACCGTGCCGGGACCACAGGGGCCGCAGGGTATTCAAGGCCCGCAAGGAATACAGGGACCCGCGGGCCCGTCCATGGGTGTGCTCGTTTCCGCCACCGCGCCGGTTGGAGCCGCCGACAGTGCGCTCTGGTTCAGCAGCACAAACGGGCTGCTTTATCTCCGTTACAACGACGGCAACTCCACGGCGTGGATTGCGGTTGCCGCGCGCGCGGAGGCAACGCCATGAGCGGCCACGCAGCATTCCGCCGTCAGCCTGTCCCCGGCGAAATGGCGATCCAGTACCAGAGCATAACGCTGCCTGCGCCCATTCGCGGCGTCATTGAAAACGAGAATTGGGCCTACACCAAGCCGGGCGGTGCGGTGATCCTCGACAACTGGTTCCCGACGCAGAAGGGACTGAAGCTGCGCGGAGGAACAGAGCGGTGGCTGACGCTGCCTGACCCGGTTGAGGTCGTGCGCAGCGGGTTCGAGTACGTCAGCGGTTCCGTGCAGCGCATGTTTGCCGCCACTGTGACACGGCTCTTCGACGTATCGTTTTCCGACAGTCCTGTGGAGGTCACGGGCCTAGGAACGCAGACGGACGGAAACTACAGCGCGGCGCAGCTGGCCAATACGGGCGGCGATTACCTGATCATCGTTAATGACGCGGGCGATTATGTGCGGCGCTTCAACGGCACGTCGTGGACGTATTTGTCTACAACCACGCCAGCCGATTGGGCCGTGAGCACGGCTTATGCCGTTGGCGATCGTGCGCTCGACACCGATGACAATACACGCTGGAAATGTCTCGTCGCTCACACCAGTCCCGGCACAGGCACGTTTGCCGATGCCCGTTTGGCCACTCCGGGACAATGGGCGATCGATCATGCGTCCGACAACACGAGTTTTATCACCGGCCCGATCGACGCTCCGACGATCGTGCAGAACGGTCAGGGCCTGACCCACGTCTGGAAGCACGCCAACCGGCTGTTCTTCGTGCAAGGCGGCACCATGAACGCCTGGTGTCTTCCGGTGCATTCTGTCGGCGGAGAACTGGTTTTCATTCCGCTATCGGGGGCCATGAAGCGCGGCGGCTCTTTGTTGTTTGGCGCGAGCTGGTCCGTGGACAGTGGCGCTGGCTCCAACGACAAATGCATTTTTGTCAGCGACATGGGCGAGATTGCCGTCTTCACCGGCACCGACCCGACCGATTCGTCCAACTGGAAGCAGGACGGCTGCTACGACATCTCGCCGCCATTGAGCAAGTATGGACACGTAAAGCTTGGCGGCGACATCCTGATCTCCACGATCGACGGCATCGTGCCGCTGACGGCGACGATGTCCAAGGACGTGTCACAGTTGTCGCTCGCGGCGATCACCTACAACATCCAAAACCTGTGGACGCTGGAACACAACGTCAAAAGAACGTACCCGACGATGCTCATCAAGTGGAGCGAGGGGAATGCGCTGATTTTCAGTTTCCCCGGAGCAGGCTCAACGGTAGCTGGTATCTTTCCCATTAAATCCTCGACTGTCGGCGTCAGCAATGTGCAAACCGGGGCATGGTGCCGCTACACCGGCTGGGACGCGGTGTGCTTCATGCAACTGCACGGCTCGCTGTTTTTCGGCACGCAGGACGGCAGGATCATGCAGGCCGAAAGCGGCGGAACCGACGATGGCATCAACTATGTTTGCACGATGGTTGGCGGCTGGGAGATGTTTCAGGTGCCGCCCAATCAGGTCACTTGGTTTCAGGCGCGGGCGGCGTTCTTTAGTTCTGCCCACGAGCCGTTTCAACCGCAACTCGCGGCAACCGTCGATTATCAGTTCCTGATACCGGCCCCGCCGCCTCCGGGTCCAGATCCCGGTGCGCTTGATGTGTGGGATCAGGGGCTGTGGGACACGGCGCTTTGGGACCAGCCCGGTGCCAGTATTCCGGCAATCAAAAATACAATGTGGGTGTCGATTGGCGAGACGGGATTTTCGCATGCGCCAATCGTGCAGGTGACCGTCGAGCAGCAGGTCCGGCCCACCGTCGAGCTCGTGTCGATCTCGGCAACCTATCTGCGCATGGCAGCAAACGTGTGAGAGAGCAATGGAAGACTTACTCCTCAAGCTGAAACTGCTGCACTGGATGTGCATCGAGCGGCCAGACGGCACCAGCCCGCTGGTCTGCTTTGACGATGGTGGTGGCGGAGATGGCGGTGGAGGAGACGGCGGCGGAGATGGCGGAGGCGATGGAGGAGACGGCGGCGGAGATGACGGTGGTGGAGACGGTGGAG